GAACCAGACCTGGCACAAGCTCAAGGCCTCCAACGAGGAACTGAACGAGGACCAGGAGGTCACGCGCTACCTGGAGGAGGTCAACAAGCGGCTGTTTGCAGCGCGCTACGCGGCCAACTTCGACACCGAGGTGCAGGGCTCCTACTACCAGGCCGGCAAGTTCGGCAGCATGGGCATGTTCGTGGGCGAGCGCCCGGGTCGCTCGCTGTTCTACCGCTCGGTGCCGATCAAGCAGCTGTTCTTCGCCGAGAACGAGTTCGGCATCGTCGACCTGGTGCACCGTGACTGGTTCTGGACGGCGCGCCAGGCGTTCCAGCGCTTTGGCACCAAGCTGCCGCGCGTGATCCAGAACGCGGCCGAGAAGATGCCCGAGACCGAGTACCGCTTCCTGCACGTGGTCAAGCCCCGGGCCGATGCCGACGTCAGCCGCAAGGACTACCGCGGCATGGAGTTCGTCTCCTACTACATCTCCTACGACACCCGCGAGATCGTCGAGGAGGGCGGCTTTCGCGCGTTCCCGTATCCGGTCGGGCGCTACGACCTGACGGCGGGCGATGTGTACGGCCGCAGCCCGTGCATGACGATCCTGCCCGACGTGAAAATGCTCAACGAGATGAACCGCACCACCATCCAGGCCGCGCAGCTCGCGCTGCTGCCGCCGATGCTGGTGCACCGCGACGGCATCCTGGACGCCATGCGCCTGACGCCGGGTGCGCTGAACTACGGCGGCGTCGATGACAACGGCCGCGCCCTGGTGCAGCCGCTGGACATGGGGGCCAACGTCAATATCGGCCTGGAAATGATGGAGCAAAAGCGCGCCATCATCAACGACGCGCTGCTGTCGACCCTGTTCCAGATCCTGGTGGACAAGCCCAACATCACGGCGACCGAGGCCATGCTGCGCGCGCAGGAAAAGGGCCAGCTCATCGGCCCGACCGGCGCCCGCATCGAGTCCGAGTTCCTGTCCGTCATGCTGATGCGTGAACTCGACATCCTGGCGGCGGCCGGGCAACTGCCCGACATGCCGGAGAAGCTGGCCGAGGCGGGTGGCCTGTTCGAGATCGAGTACGACAGCCCGTTGTCGCGCGCCCGGGAGGCCGAGGGCGGCGTCGCCATCCTGCGCACCTTCGAGCAGCTGGCGCCGATCGCCCAGGTGGCGGGCCCCTCGGTGTTCAAGCGCTTCAACGTCGACAAGATCAGCGAGGAGCTGGCGCGGCTCAACGGCATGCCGGCCCGGCTGCTCTACACCGACGAGGAGATGGAGGGCATCGACGCGGCCGCCGCGCAGCAGGCCGAACTGCAGCAGATCCTGCAGGCCGCACCGGTCGCTGCCAGTGCGGCCAAGGACATCGCCCAGGCGTCGGCCTTGGCGGGTGCGGTGCCGAACGAGGTCATCCCCGGGCCGCTCCCATCATGATGTCGCGGGCATGATGGTGCATGAGGAGGTGGCCTACATCGAGGTCGAGGCCTCGATGTACTGCGACGGCTGGCCGGGCGTGGTGGCGATCAGCGACGACGTGCCGGGGCTGTGTGGTCATGGCGGCACCGTCGACGAGGCGCAGGAGCACCTGGCCGAGCAGTTCGAGAACATCACGTGGCACTGAACCCATGACACTCAACCCATGGCACTGAACCCGCTGTTCCTCAAATTCTGGAACCTGCGCGAGCACTACCGCGCGCTGTTCTGGCGGGGCGAGGCCGACGAGCCGCACCTGAAGGCGATCATCAAAGACCTGCGCGAGTTCTGCCGCGCGGACCAGTCGTGTGTCGTGGTGGCGAAGGACGGCCGCATCGACACGCATGCCACGGCGGTGGCAGAGGGCCGGCGCGAAGTCTGGCTGCGCATCACGCAAACCCTGAACCTGTCCGACGACACCCTGCAACGCTTCAAGGAGCAAGAGAATGACTGACCCCGTATCCGCACCAGCCCCGGCTGCTGCCCCTGCTGCCGCTTCTGCCGCTTCTGCCGCCCCGGCTGCCCCTGCTGCGCCCGTGACGGCCGCCAGCGCCCTGATGGGCAGCCCTGCGCCCGCTGCTGCTGCCCCTGCCCCTGCCGATGGTGCGCCTGCGGCTGCTGCTGGCGAACAGGCGCCGGCTGCGCTGGTGATGCCTGGCAAGGACGCCACGCCCGAGGACTGGTCGGCGTTCTACGCCCAGATTGGCCGGCCCGAGACACCCGAGGGCTACGAGCTGCCGCTGCCAGAAGGCGACGACGGCGCCTTTGCCAAGCAGATGGCGCCGGTGCTGCACAAGCACGGCGTCACCGCCGAGCAGGCCAAGGGGCTGGCTGCCGACTGGAATGCCATGGTCGCAGCCCAGGTGGCCGACATGGACAAGGCCGACGCCGATGCCGCGATCGCCATGAACGCCAAGAACGTCGCCGAGGCGGCGGCGCTGAAGAACGAGTGGGGCCAGGCGCATGAGGCCAACATGCACTTTGCCAAGCTGGCGGTGCAGCAGTTCATGCCGACCGACAAGGCGGGCGACGTGATCGCGGCGATCGAGAGCAAGATCGGCTACAAGGCGACCATCGAGTTCCTGCACGGCATCGGCAAAGGCCTGGGCGAGCACGACGCGGCCGGCATGGGCGCCAACAACAGCGGGCCGACCAAGTCGCTGGCCGAGCGGCTTTACCCTGGCGCCGGCTAAGACGTTGCATAAAAACAACGATTCCCGCATTGAGGCAGGATTTCTTTTTTCCGGCTTGCATTGCGGGAATCGCATCAGTGTTGTATATTCGCCACCGATTGGTGCCGGATTTCGACGAGGCATCGAGTGATCCACGAAGTCTCACTACCGGAGCTTAATCAATGGCAACTCTCCCTTCTAAGGCTGGCGCGGTCACTCTGACTGATTTCGCCAAGTCCATCGACCCCAACGGCTCAACCGCCACCGTCATCGAGCTGCTCAACCAGAGCAACGAGATCTTGCAGGACATGACCTTCATCGAAGGCAACCTGCCCACCGGCCACCAGAGCACAATCCGCACCGGACTGCCGACACCGACCTGGCGCAAGATGTACCAGGGTGTGCAGCCGTCCAAGAGCCTGCGCGCGCAGGTCGTGGACACCTGCGGCATGCTGGAAGCCCGCAACGAGATCGACGTCAAAATCGCCTCGCTGAACGGCAACACGGCGCAGTTCCGCATGTCGGAGGCCATGTCCGAGATCGAGGGCATGAACCAGGCCCTGGGCGAGACGCTGATCTACGGCGACACCTCGGTGAACCCCGAGCGCTTCACTGGCCTGACGCCGCGCTACAACACTGTGTCGGCCTCTGTGCCCACCAGCCAGAACGTGATCGACGCGCAGGGCAGCAGCACCGACAACACCTCGGTGTGGCTGTGCGTGTGGGGCGAGAACACCGTCACCGGGATCTACCCCAAGGGTTCCAGCGCCGGCTTGACGCACCAGGACCTGGGCGAGATCGACGCCTTCGACGCCTCGAACAACCGCTACCGCGCCTATGCGGACCTGTGGAAGTGGGACGTGGGCCTGGCGGTGCGTGACTGGCGCTATGCCGTGCGCATTGCCAACATCGACGTGTCCGACCTGGTCGGCCAGACCGGCACGCAGGCCGCCACCGCATCGTCTGCGCTGATCAAGTGCATGATCCGCGCGATGGCCCGCATCCCGATGATGGGCATGGGCCGGCCGGTGTTCTACGCCAACCGCACGGTCAAGGAATTCCTGTCGATCGCGGCCATGGACAAGTCCAGCGGCGCGCTGGCGGTGCAGCCCTCGATCAACCAGTTCGGCGCTGTGGCGCCCGGCTCGGTGAACAACGGGACCACGACCTTCCTCGGCATCCCGATCCGTACCGTGGACCGCATCCTGTCCACTGAGGCCCGCGTGGTCTGATGAACTGGGGGCCTCGGCCCCTGGTCTACCGCCCTTTCACTTCAAGGAACCCATCATGATCCTCGATTCACAAAACACCTTTTGCACCGCGATGAGCGTGGCCCGCGCTGTTGGCGATGCGGTCTCGACCGACGTCTACGACACCGGCGCTGCCACCGACGTCGGCATCGGCGAAAACTTCTACGTGTACGCCAAGATGGACGCCGCCCTGGCAGGCGCCGGCGCGTCGATCCAGGTCGTGCTGCAGGATTCGGCCGACAACTCGTCCTGGGCCGATGCCGAGGCCGGCAAGGTCGTTGCCTTGGCGACGGCCGTTGCCAATGCCGAACTGGCAAAGCTGCGCGTACCGCTCGGCCTGCGTCGCTACCTGCGCGTGGCGTTCCGGATTTCTGGGGCGACCACGTCGGGTGGCACGGCGTCTGCCATGCTCGCCAAGGACGTGCAGGCCCAGCAGTACGGCGCTAGCGGCTTCACGGTGGCCTGATGCGGGTGGTCGCCAATGCCAAGGGCTACTTTGGCAGTCTGCGCGAGGTGGGCGACGAGTTCGAGGTGCCAGACGGCATCAAGGGCTCGTGGTTTGCACCGGTGGCTGCCGAAGCGGACACGAAGCCGGCCGGCAAGGGGAGGCGCAAAACCGCCGAGCCCGACCCTGCTGGCGACGAGGCCGCTGACGCGATCTGACGCGGCCCGGACAACCAAAAGAACGGGATCGATAGTGGTCCCGTTTTTGTATCTGCCAAGGACAACAACATGCTGATTGAACCGTATCGGACCCAGACGCAGACCCAAAAGGCCTACGTCGCGCATTGGGACAACATCACCACCGCTGACACCTGCGAGCCCCTGCAGGCGGCGCAGTACACCGACAAGTCGGTCCAGGTCTTTGGCACCTTTGGCGTCGGCGGCGCGGTCGCGTTCCAGGGCTCCAACGACGGCGAGAACTGGGCGGTGCTGACCGACCCGCAGGGCAATGCGCTGTCGTTCACCTCGGCCAAGATCGAAATGGTCAGCGAGGCCACCCTGCTGGTCCGCCCCGTGGTCACTGGCGATGGCTCCACGTCGCTGACCGTTCTTCTGTTGGCGAAGGAGTAACCCCCATGTCGAACGAATTCATTCAAGCCGCCGACGAGGCGCGGCGCCTGCTGCGCGGGTTTAAGGCCTTCGAGGAAGTCGCCCAGGCGCTGGAACTGACCGGCAACGTGGTGCAGGCCCGGGCCGAGGCAGCCGCCGCGCTCGAGGCGCTGAAGCCCCAGGTCGAGACGGCCAAGGCAGAACTCGCCGAGATCAAGGCGCAGGCCAAGGCGGCCAAGGCCAAGAGTGCCGACGCGGTCGAGGCCGCCAAGCTGCAGGCCGATCTGGTGACGGCATCGGCGCAGGCCAAGGCCGACGACCTGACGGCGGCCGCTGCCCAGGTGCTGGCGAAGGCCCAGGCCGACGCGGCGGATGTGGCACTGTCGAGCGTGGCGGTGTTAGCCAAGGCGGAACTGGCGCGCGATGCCGTGGCGGCCGAGACCCAGGCGCTGCAGGCCAAGCTCGACACGCTGAAGGCGCAGGCGGCCACATTGCTGGGGGCCTGACCGATGGCTGATGACGTTGTCCTGCCCGGTGATGGCTCGGTCAT